TGAAATACATAGAAGATTACAGGTAGACGAGTTTACGGAACAACCTAGACTTGTATTTTTTAGTACATGTACTGAAATGATTTCACAGTTACCTGCAATACCATTAGATAAAAGAAATCCAGAAGATGTAGATACAAATGCAGAAGATCACTTGTATGACGCATTAAGATATGGTATAATGTCAAGACCAAGGTTTAGTATATTTGATTATGATCCTAATGTACCGAAACCTACATACCAACCATCTGATAGTACCTTTGGATATTAAGGAATAATATGGCAGAAGAAAATATGATAGACATAGAAGAGAACGTAGCTTCTTTAGAAGATGTAAAAGATATATCTAAAGAAGACGGCTCTGCAAATAATCTTATCCGTTATGTTATGGATAGATACCAAAAAGCAGAAGACTCTAGACAGAACGATGAAGACAGATGGTTAAGAGCATATAGAAACTATCGTGGATTGTATGGTCCTGACGTACAATTTTCTGAAGCTGAAAAGTCAAGAGTGTTTGTTAAAATAACTAAAACAAAAACACTTGCAGCTTATGGTCAAATAACAGATGTATTGTTTGCAGGTAATAAGTTTCCATTAAGTGTAGAACCAACAGAGTTACCTGAAGGTGTATCTGAAAGTGTTCACATTGATTTAGAACCAAACCCACTAGAAGAACAACAACCTTTACCACCTGAATATACTGGTGAAGAATTACCTGCAGGATATAGAGGTACTGAACTAGGTCCACTAGAATCTAAACTAGCAGACCAAGAAGTAAAAGAAGGTCCGGGAACAAATCCAAAATCTGTAACTTATAGCCCTGCTATGATTGCAGCTAAACAAATGGAAAAGAAAATAATGGATCAGTTAGAAGAATCTAATGCTTCTAAACATCTACGTAGTACAGCATTTGAAATGGCTTTGTTTGGTACAGGTATAATGAAAGGACCTTTTGCTGTAGATAAAGAATATCCAAATTGGGATAAAGAAGGTGACTATGATCCGATAGTAAAAACTGTACCACAAGTAAGTCATGTATCTGTATGGGATTTTTTTCCTGATCCTGATGCTACTAATATGGATGAAGCACAGTATGTTATAGAGAGACATAAACTATCTAGAACACAGCTACGTAATTTAAAGAAGAGACCATTCTTTAGAGATACAGTGATAGACAATGTAATTCAAATGGGCGAAGCCTATGTTCAGAAAGATTGGGAACATGATCTTGCAGACTACAATGATGAATATAGAATAGATAGATTTGAAGTTATTGAATATTGGGGTACAGTAGATAGAGATACGCTAGAACAAAATGAGATTGACATACCCAAAGAATTAGACGAGTTTGATGAATTACAGGTTAATATCTGGGTATGTCAAGACAATTTAATTAGAGCAGTATTAAATCCATTTACACCTGCAAGAATACCATATGTATCAGCACCTTATGAACTTAATCCGTATTCATTTTTTGGTGTGGGCATTGCAGAAAATATGGATGATACACAAACATTAATGAATGGTTTTATGAGAATGGCAGTAGATAATGCTGTATTGTCAGGAAACTTATTAATAGAAGTTGATGAAACTAATTTAGTTCCGGGACAAGACTTATCAGTATATCCGGGAAAAGTTTTTAGAAGACAAGGTGGAGCTCCGGGACAAGCAATCTTTGGTACTAAGTTTCCAAACGTATCAAATGAGAACATGCAATTATTTGACAAAGCAAGACAACTAGCAGATGAAAGCACAGGCTTACCATCATTTGCACACGGACAAACAGGTGTAGCAGGTACAGGAAGAACTGCATCAGGCATAAGTATGTTAATGAATGCAGCAAGTATAAGTATTAAATCTGTAATTAAAAATGTGGATGATTATTTATTAAGACCTCTAGGAGAAAGTTTATTTAGTTTTAATATGCAGTTTGATTTTAATCCTGATATACGTGGAGACTTAGAAGTTAAAGCTAGAGGAACAGAAAGTTTAATGGCTAATGAAGTAAGAAGCCAAAGGTTAATGCAATTCATGGGAACTGCTAGTAATCCTGCTCTTGCTCCATTTGCTAAGTTTCAATATATAATTAGAGAGATAGCTAAGTCAATGGATTTAGACCCTGACAAAGTTACAAACAATATGGAAGAAGCCGCACTACAAGCAAAGTTAATGCAAAGTATGCAACAACAACAACCACAACAACCTGAAGCAGGTGTTGACCCCAATGATTCAGCTGGAACTGGTGGTGGAACAATAGGAACAGGACAAGTGCCTGTACCAAACGAACAAGGATTTACAGGTAATGTTGGACAAGAGACGCAAACAGCTACTCCTCAAACTCAAGGGGCTGGTGCAAGACAAGAACCTACTAGATAATTTTAACGAATACTTAGATTTATTAATAGAACAACAGCATAAAGCTATGGAATATAGCGACAATATGACCTTGATGTATAGATCACAAGGTTCAATTGCTACATTAAGAAGATTAAAACTTCTGAGAGAGGAAGTGCTAGGAGTAAAGAATGAAAAATCAAATGGAAATGTTTGACCAAGGTGGACTTAAAGATGAGGGTGGCACAGTAGACCCTGTGTCTGGAAATGAAGTTCCAGTAGGCTCTAATAAAGAAGAAGTTAGAGATGACATAGATGCTAAATTATCTGAAGGTGAATTTGTATTTCCTGCTGATGTTGTTCGTTATATAGGTTTAGAAAAACTTATGATGATGAGACAAGAAGCAAAGCAAGGATTAAAAAAGATGGAAGCTATGGGTCAGATGGGCAACGCAGATGAAGCAACAGTTCGTGATGATTTACCTTTTGATGAAACAGATATTATAGCAGAAGACGATGACGGCAATGAAGTAGAGATGGCTGTAGGTGGAATGCCATCAAAGTATAATCAATTTATGAGTGGTTCAGGCATTAGACAAGTAGCGTATATTAATCCTAAAACAGGAGACGAGATAATGGTTTATATTGTAAGTGGAACAGCCATTCCTTCTGTACCTCCGGGATATGTTCCAAAAGGTTCTCAACAAGCTAGTACAGATGCAATTACAGAATCTAAACTAACTAATGCTATAGAACCACCTAAAAATGTTCAAGAGGATAAAGATGAAACATATACAGTATTTAATGGAAAGATTGTAAATCCGGGAGCCGATATAGTTTTAACAGGTGGTGATAGTTCTATACAACCTGACACATGGGCTGACCTAGAAGGAGAAGGTATGTTTGGAAAAGCAGTAGACCAAAGCAAAGCTCCAGCAGGATGGACTACACAAAATCAAAGAGAGTATAATAAACTAAAACAAAAAGGAAATGTAAAAGCAATGTGGAATGGAAAAGAATGGGATGTATATTCTCCTGATCCAGCATTTGCAAATTCAGCCTTTGGTAAACCGGGAACTCGTGGATTAAAATCTAAATATGGAAATATCTTTGAAAATATAAAAACAGGATTTAGTCAAGACAAAAAGGAAGAAGAAGGTTTTAGTTTACCTTTTGGTTTAGGTGCATTATCAAGGATTGCACAAGCAAATAATAAAAAGATGGAAGACAATGTTGATTCTACTTTTGACGCATATACTAAACGTAAAAAAGTAACAACAACGACAGGCAAGGGTACGGGAACAACAAAACCAAAACCACCAGCAACAGAAACACAGTTAAAGAACTTAGGTGTACAAACATCAACTAGTGATGACGATGATAAAGAAAAAAGAAGAGAAGAACAAAGAAAAGCTCAAGCAAAAGCAGATAAACAAGCAGAAAAATTTAAAGAACAAGCAAAAGAAAAATTTAAAGATAAAGAATTTAATGTTAAGAGAGATGAAAGAACTTTTTAACATTGTTGGCTACTCGTAGCTACTATGACCCCAACAACAAAGGAGAAAAACATGGCAGAACAAGCACAAGCTATGGTAAAAGAAGTTAAAGCAGAAAAGAAAGCATTTATGGCAAAGCCATATAGCAGAGAAGATAAAATAAAAAAAGACGAAGAAGAGTTAACTAAACTAGTAAAGGAGCAAAAAGGTGATACTGAATCTAAAGAACCTGAAAAGGAAACTGAAGATGAGACTATTCCTGAGAACGCTGAAGAGAGAAGTTTTAAGAAACGCTATGGCGACTTACGTAGGCACTCTCAAAAACAAGCTGAAGAACTAAAGAAAGAAGTTGAACAACTTAAAAAACAATTAGAGTCTTCAACAAAAGGTGAAATTAAATTACCAAAGACAGAAGAAGAATTAGAAACATGGGCGAAAGAATATCCTGATGTTGCCGCAATAGTTGAAACTATAGCAATCAAAAAAGCAAAAGAACAAAATGAGATGTTAGAGAATCGTATGAAAGAATACGAAGACCTACGAGTTGAAGCATCAAAAGAAAAAGCTGAAGCAGAACTATTAAGATTACATCCTGACTTTGCAGAGATTAGAGATAGTGATGAGTTCCACGATTGGGCTGATCAACAACCTAAGTGGGTACAAGATGCACTGTACGAGAATAGTGCTGATGCTAAATCTGCAGCAAGAGCAATTGATTTATATAAGGCAGACAAAGACATGAAGCCTAAAAAGAAATCAAATGAAAAGGATGCAGCTAAAGCTATAGACACTAGATCAGAAAGAAGTAAACCAAGTACGGATGAAACAGCTTCCTATATCAAAGAGTCACAAGTTCAGAAGATGAGTCCTCAAGAATATGAGAAACGATCTGATGAAATAATGGAAGCTATACGTAGTGGTAAGTTCGTATATGATATATCTGGCTCAGCAAGATAGGAGTAAGATATGTCACACGGAAAAATTTATACTCCTAAAAAGGATGAAGAATATATAGCACCTTTTGGTCCTGTAATGGGATACAAAAAAATGACACCAGCTTTTGTGCGAAAGATGAATGAAGCTATGAGTCCTGATCTAGCAGATTGGTCAGACAAACTTGTTGGTAAAGTAAAACAAGAACTAAAGTTTAATGAAGAGATAGAAAAACTTTGGAACGAAGAGTTTGGACACTTTATAGGTAGACTACATAACTATGTAGAGTACAGACATTCATTTGGTACAAAAGCATTAGACAGTAGTAAATTTGATTATGGTGTTCAAATAGCATCAGGTTGGTTTGTTAGACAATTTGAAAACGAATACAACCCATTACATATACATACAGGTTCTAGAATGTCTTGCGTTGGATATTTAAAATTACCTAAAGGTATAGATAAAGAATGGGAAGAAGACTATAAAGATCACCATCCTGCAAACGGACATATACAGTTTGCTCATGGTACACCATCAGGATATAGTCAAACAAATTTTATGGTTAAACCAAGAGTAGGAGACTTCTATGTATTTCCTGCTGAATTATTTCATTGTGTTTATCCATTTAAGACTAAGGGAGAAAGACGTTCCTTTAGTGTCAACTTTAGTTTTATTGAAGTTCCAAAACAAAAAACTGTTGACAAATAACAATTTGTAGGTATAACTACAAGCAAAGTATAAACTTGCCCATAGCAATATGCAACCAAGTTTATATTCAATTAGCAAATTCCAGTAATACGAGAAGAACACTCTATTATGTTTAAGCCCAATCTTTGAATACGATTGCAACGTATTTTAAGTTTGCACCTTTAACAGTAGACCTCTAATGGTATGGTACTTTGCATCTGTTTAAGTAAAAGATAGGAGAATTAAAATGGCTTTTACTACTGCGGCAGGATACGGAAATTTACCTAACGGAAATTTCTCGCCAATTATCTATTCTAAACAGGTACAACTTGCTTTTCGTAAGGGTTCTGTTGTAGAAGCGATAACAAATTCAGACTACTTTGGTGAAATTGCAAACTTTGGAGATACAGTTAAAGTAATCAAAGAACCTGAAATTACAGTCAAGTCATATGCTCGTGGCACAACTATTTCACCACAAGACATTGACGATGAAGAGTTCTCTCTAGTTATTGACAAAGCAAACTATTTTGCATTTAAAGTTGATGACATTGAAGAAGCTCATTCGCATATTAACTTTCAATCACTTGCATCTGATCGTGCAGCGTACAGATTGAAAGACCAATACGATCAAGAAGTATTGGGTTACTTAGCTGGTTTTAAGCAATCATCATTGCATAGCAATGCTGACACTGTTAATACATCAGTAAACGGCTCTAAAGCTGTGACAACATCTTCTAGTGGTTCTAACTTAGTTGGTGCAGAATTATTGGCTTCAATGTCACTTGATTCCTCTGACTTCACACAAGCTGATGGTACTGCTGGTACTGCAAACCAAGCTATTGGTCTTGAGCCAAGAGCAGGTGGAGCAACAGCAGCTAAGAGTGGAACAACAGGTAATGCATTTCCATTACAAGTTATTGCACGTATGTCACGATTGATGGATCAACAAAATGTTGACTCAGCTAACAGATGGCTAGTTCTTGACCCTGTATTTATTGAAATACTAAAAGACGAAGACTCAAGACTGTTTAATGCAGACTTTGGTGGAAACACAGGTGGTCTTCAAAATGGTATGGTGATAAATAACTTACATGGTTTTAAAGTTTATTCATCTAACAACCTTCCGTCACTAGGCACAGGTCCTGCGACAACAGGTGGTCAGAATGCTTCAAACTTTGGAATTATTGTAGCAGGACATCAGTCAGCTATAGCTACTGCTGAACAAATCAATAAGACAGAAACTTACAGAGACCCTGATAGTTTCGCTGATATTGTTCGTGGTATGCATTTGTATGGCAGAAAGATACTTCGCCCTGAAGCTATCGTAACTGCTGCATATTGCTTAGCGTAAGGGAGATTAGATTATGGCATTAGGCGACAATACAACTTCCGTTGCTAGAGGTATGGGTGCAAGAGGTAGACAACCTTACTTTGTTCAGCATGAGCTTAACTTTGCTACTGCTGTTACAGATAAAGGTACTGCACTTGCAGCAGGTGATGTTATTCCGGGATTAACTATTCCTGCTAACACACTTATTTTACACGCAGGTTTTGAAGTTACTGAAGCACATGCAGGTACTTCAACTGATGTAGAATTAGACTTAGGTATCACAGGTGGAGACCTTGACAACTTTGTTGATGGTTTTGACTTTGATGCAGCTTCTGTGGGTGCTTATGCTCCTACTCCTGCGGCATACAATCCTGTGATTGTGGGTGGAACATCCGATACACTTGACATTGAAATTCAAGCAATGACAGGCACAACAACTGGTGGTAAAATCAGAATGTTTGCTACATTGTTGGATATTGATGACATTGGCACAATGACTGCTGATGAAGTAGACAGAGATACATTAGCGTAACTCACACATAATAGAGGGCAGGGAAACTTGCCCTCTTATAACTAGGAATTTAATATGGCATATCATGAAGTGAGAAGAAGATTAAATGCATTTGTAGCTCTAAGTTCAACCGATCTTACTACACTTTATACATGTCCTACAAACAAAACAGCAGTAATTAAAGAAATATTTATTTGTAATACAGACACTACAAACAGTACAGATATAACAATAGCAATTACTGACACATCAGCATCTGCTACTTTTAATATCATTAAAACTAAGACAGTTGCTAATGATGATTTTTTAAGATTAGATAGTGCAGACAT